GGCAACAGGAAATACGTAATCCCAATGAAAGATTTGGCCCACCAGATTCACTTGCTTATAGCGTTAAGGATTTAGAAAAACAAGCCGAAGAAAACTTTGAATCATTTATGGATTCTTTAGAGTATCGCAGAAGTTTAAATCCATTTACAGGTAAACCTATGGATACTGACGCTGACCTAGAGAGACTTCGCAAAAGAATGATACAATCTAGGATACCACCATCAAAGCAACGTATGCCAATGCAAGAAGGTGGTCAGATTCCAAGCGCAAGGTCAATGCGTCCAAGCGTAGAGGCTCAAGAAAGATTGTTACGTGACTTACAGGAACGAGGATTGGTTGGTACTAATCCAGCTAATACTCCCGGGTTTTTTCCTTTAGCTAGTCAAGCCCAACCGGGCTCATTGATAGAAGCTATTAGTTCTGATAGAAGAGTCATGCCTTTAGAAATGCAAAGCGACAGGTATATGACAGAAATACCTAACGCTAAGAATTATCAATCATATGAAATGCAACCACCTGTATACTCAAAAGAAGTTACAGTTGTACCAAAGTTAAGCACGGCCTATCTTGCGTCATTTGGTGTTGAGACACCCCTTTCAAAAAGACAGCAAGAATTATTACTAAGAAAGGGAGTTGCCCCTCAAACATTAAATCCATCGGTTAAAGGATTAATTAACAGAGTATTAGTACAAAGACTAGGAAACGAAAATAATTAATGGTATTAGAAAAAGATAAACGAGCTGATTACAACCAAGAGTTATATAGAAGGTATAGAGATGCAAGGCAGAGTTGGGATACAGAATCTCGTTATGATATAGACTTTTATCACGGCAATCATTTTACCGCAGCAGAGGTAGATGATTTACAGGCTCGCAATCAAGCCGATGTCCCTATGGACAGGATTGGGCCAGCAATAGAAAAATTCAAAGCGGTGTTGACATCTCGTTCACCGGCTTTTACAATTACCCCAAGAGAAGACTCAGATGTAAAAGTTGCTTCATTATGGAGAACTATTATGGGTTTTATCTGGGGACAGTCAAATGGTGACTGGCAACTAAAACAGGCCATTCACGATTACGCAACAACAGGTATGGGATATCTGTATTGTTACGTTGACCCAGAGTCAGACTTCGGTAGAGGTGATGTAAAGTTCACATATGTAAATCCTTTCAGGGTCTATGTTTCCCCTAATACGCGCAACCGATGGTACGATGACGCCGAGAGCGTTATCCTTTCTACTATACTTACAGGTGAACAGGTTACTAACCTCTACCCAGAATTAGCAGAGCAGAAGAATGAAGAGACAGGAGAGATGGAGGCAGGAATCATTCAAGACTTAGAGACCTATCTTGAAGAAGATTATCCTGATGCGATGAATAATAATAGTCGCAAAGTTTATACGCCTGCGGAAACAAAGGAACTAGAATACTACGAGAGAAGCAAGTATCAGATACTTGAAAGATTCTACAAAACAAAAGTTACATTCTATCGTATCATTGATATGCAGAATGGTGAAGAGACTGTACTAAGTGAAGCTGAATACGAAGAGTTCGTAGAAAATAACAGAGAGCAAATAGAAGCAAGTCAATATGAAGTAATACCAATACAGCAAACGCGCGTCAAGGTTTGTGCTAGTATTGGTCAAATAGTATTATATGAAACAATTCTTAACACAGACCATTACCCAATCGTACCTTTGCCAAACATATTTACAGAAACACCGTATCCAAAGTCAGATGTATCCCGTGCTAGACCAATGCAACGTCTTCTTAATAAACTTTGGTCACTTGCTGTTTCCCATGCTCAAGCGTCTGGTGGACTCAAACTATTAGTTCCACTAGGTAGTGTTGAGGATATTGGCCAGTTAGAGAGAGACTGGGCTAATCCTAATGCAGTAATAGAAGTTGACTCTACGCAAGGCGAGCCACACTTTCCTGCTCCCCAACCATTAGCCTCTGAGTTTTACAGATTGATACAGCAGTGTGAGTTTTATATAGACTTTACGTTTGGACTGCCAGAGATGATGCACGGATTCTCTGATAAAGCACCTGAGACCGTTGCCGGTACGGAGCGTATGATTGCACTTGGAACAGAAAGACCAAAGTCAAAACTCAGAGATATTGAGTTTAGTATCAATCGTCTTGGTCAGGTGTTGTACAATTTGTCCAAAGGACATTACACATACAAAAAGATTTTTAGACTAATCAGTGCGAATAACGATATAACAGAAGCTACAGTCAATATGTACGACAATAACGTTGGTACTATTCTTGATATTAAGAAAGAAAGACATAACTTATCTCAGCATGATATTCGCATTGAACCCGGTTCTACATTGCCAACAAACAAATGGGCTGAACTTGGTGTTTACATGGAAGCGTATAAGATGGGTATTGTAGACAAGCAAGAAGTTCTCAAAAAGAACCCAGAGATATTTGATAAGGAAGGTATTATGCGCCGTACTGAAGAAAGAGCATTGATGCAAAGACAAATACAGGCAATGGAAGAACAAATAAAGAATTTGGAGGGTGACCTCCAGACTGCCCAAAGGGAGTCTGTTAGCGATAGGAAACGTGTCGAGGTTGAGAAATTTAAATCTCGACTACAAGATATCGCTTCAGACGCCAAAGCTGATAGGAGAGTTCAATTAAACAATCTACAAACAAAGGTGAAGCTCGAAGCGGAGAAATTAGCGAATGTTAGAAAAGACGCTAGTTCTGCTCCAGAAGCGTAGAGACATCTATTAAGGAGATACAATGGACAATACACAGACAGAGGCCATGCAAACCGCTGATGGTTTAGCAAATCAAGGTAACGACATCATAGCAGAAGTAAGAGAAGAGACCAACGCCGCTTACGATACTGAAGCAAATGTTGCAGAAGCACAACCACAAGTTGACCCAGTTGACGAAGTGGATTATTCTGCTCCAGAGCAAAGCGTTGAAAGCGAAACGGTTCCTCTAAATGAATGGGAAGTAGAAGCAAAGAAGTTTCAGTCAATGTACGATAAGTCACAAGCTGAAATTGATAAGCTTCGTAGACTAGAGCCACTTGGTGAGCTTTTAGAAAACAGACCTGATTTAGTGAACGTCTTACAAGAAAATATGAATCGTCCCGCAGAACCTCAGCAAAACAATCAACCCGGTTTAAAAGCGGAAGATTTTAACCCTTGGGATGCGTATTATAATCCAGAGTCACCATCTTTCAAGTTCAGGCTAAATCAAGAGATGCAGCTTGCCAAAGATGTAGTAGACAATGCGATGGCGCAACAAAAGCAACAAATGCAAGAGGAGATAACATACAACAATACTGTTAATGAGTTACGTAATACCTACAAATTTTCTGACAATGATGTTAAAGAGTTTATGGGCTTTGTTACGCAACCAAAAGAGTCTGTTGGGTTATCAAATCTGGTGAAGCTATTTCGGGACGTTAAGAATAAAGGAAACGGCCCAGAGACTGCTCAAGCTGTACGACAAGCTCAAGAACAGCCAAGAACGGCTGGCGTTCTTCAAGGTGGAGCACCTAGCTCTCCCAAAACTGAAGAAAGTAAAATTTGGGATGGTATCGTAAAAGCGGGAAGTCGGAATAGCGTACTTTAATTAACTAACAAATGGAAGGAATTATATAATGGCATATAATAATCCTCATCCGTTGAAGGTTGGAGACCCCGGTGCGGTAATCGACAGTACGATTCCTTCGAGACGACTGTTTAACTTTAGTGATAGAGTAGCAGACCTCGCTCCAGAAGAATCACCATTTTTTGTTTACTTATCCAAGGTAGCCAAAGTTCCAACGGACGACCCACAGTTTAGGTGGCTGAAAGACAGAAACAAGATTGATATGACTGATAGAAGTTTCCAGCTTGCAGCTGCTCACACTGTTCCTGCTGCTGGAAGTACACTTACTTACACGGTAGAAACAGATGGCGAAGCGTCAGTAGACTTCCTGATTAAAGGTATGGTATTTGCTGTTGGTGAAACAAACGCATCAACCAATGAGCCTGAAACAGCTATTGTACGTATTGAAAGCTCTCCAGTAGACACTGGTAGTGCAACAACCTTTACAGGTCGCACAATTTCTGCGGCAACTGGTTCTACAACATCAGCTGCTGACCAAACGAAGTGTACTGTTATTGGTAGTGCTTTTGAAGAAGGTTCAGGTTCTCCTGACTCATTTTCTCGTGAACTCGACAACGGTATTGGATACACTCAGATATTCAAGACCTCTTGTGAATTAACTAATTCTGCAAGAGCTACCGTTTACAGAGGATACGCAAGTGAGTTCGATAGAATTTGGAATCTTAAATTAAGAGAGCACAAAGTAGATATCGAAAGAGCAATGCTTTTCGGTCAAGGTGGTAGTGTTAATGGTATCGGATATTCAGATGGTATCGTTGGTAGTATTGTGAAAAATTCACAGTCTCAAGTAAAAGACAACGCACAGTTATCTTACACTGAAGACAAAGGATACTTCTCAACACGTTCTGATGCACAGTTTACCTATGACGCATTACTTGCAGACTTAGAAGTTGTATTTGACCCTGCTCGCGGTGGTTCAGGTGCAAAGCTAGCTCTTTGCTCGCTACCAGTTATTACGTTCTTTAACAAGTTGGCAAGTTCTTCAACATTCCTATCTAGTGCATACTCTGCTGCACATCCATTGATGGCGCAGGAAAGAGGAGTATACGGTCACAAGGTAATGAAAGTTGAGACCATTCATGGCGACCTTACTCTTGTAAAAGAACCATTATTCAGAGGCTTTGCTGCTGGATTCATGTGTCTTGTTGACCTTGACCAAGTAGCTTACAGACCTCTAGTTGGTAATGGCGTAAACAGAGACACTCATATTATGACAAACGTACAAAGTGCAGATGAAGACTTACGTAAAGACATGGTTCTTACAGAAGCTGGTCTTGAAGTTTCTCTTCCTGAAGCACACGCTTTGTTTAACTTTGAATCTGCTTACACAGCACCTTAATCTAGGAGGTAATGAATAATGAGAGCTGCAACCAGAGAAAAGAATAGTGGTAAAGGCGGATTTCTACATAAGGTAGAACCGATTACCGTAGCACGTACATTAGTAGAAGCTGATAGTGGAAAAGTTTTCATGCTCAGTTCTGCTGGTGGTGCGTATGAAATTACACTCCCAACAGCATCAACTGGCGTTGATGGATGTCACTACAAGTTTATTGTAGAAGAAGAGACACCAACTGGCGCTATTACAATCGCTGCTGGTAGTGCAATCATTAGCTTGGTAATGAAAGACCCGGGCGGAAATGCCTCCAACTCAACAGCGGGTACTCAGGTATCTAATGTGATTGTTGGTACTTCAGCACAAAAAGGTGATTACATTAATATTATGTTCACCGGTGGTGAGTACGTAGCAGAAGCTATGTCCGGTATTGATGACGCAATTACTACTTCATAACCTGAAATCATAAGGGTAACAGATTGGATTTCTGTGGGGCTAATCGTACAAAGGGTTAGCCCCGAATATCCAAAGAATTAAAATTAAAAGAGGAACAATATGGCTGCATATGGAAATGTAAAAGTAAAAGTTTTTATTCATCCCGGTAATCCCGGAGATGAAACTGGCGATGCCGGAACTATGGCTCGCGATATAAAAGATTATGTAGCATCATTAGATTCTACAGATAATGCTGTAATCTCTATTACACACGCTACATTAGCTGGTGATAGAGTTATGACATTGGTTGTCGGTGGTGCTTAGTGAAGTGTCAGCATTGTAAAGCTGATAATGAAGGTGGTTGGTTTTATTGTAGGTCATGTGGCCTACGTGCAAGCCAACCTATGTACACCCCTAATGTTATTGTTAGGGATACAAACTTTGCAACCGCTATTCGTAAAGACCAAATAAACTTTACGGAAACAACGATAGGTGACGACATTAAATCAAAAGGTGGAGTATTAGATGGCAACATTTAGTGCACAAATACAAGACTTAGTTGGCTCATTTAGTGACGAGGCTGCTTTAGACCAATTCATAACAGAAGGGGCAAACGAAGTAATAAACTCAATGCCTCGCAATGTTATGGAAAGGGTGGCAGAAGAAACAGCAGTAACGGATGGAACTACAACATCCGAAGGGCACAAGATACTTTATGTACTGAGAAATGACGGTACTATTGACCAGCCTTGCAGACAGGTTCCTGCTTATAAAAGAGGTAGGATACAAGACTCTTCTGATATGGAACACGCTACAACATCTGACCCTGCTTACTACATACAAGATGGCAAGATAAATATATTTCCAAACGGTAATGGATTAATGGTTTCTGTACCAACTTACAGTCAATCCTCTCCGTTAGATGCTAGTGTTCTATCAACGATTACAAACTTTCCAGATGAGTACGAATATCTAGTGACGTTGTATGGCGCAATAAAAGCATTAAATCAACTCATGGTTAATAAACATGGTAATTCAGATATTACTACTGCGCTTACAGCTATTAATACAGAGATAGATGAAACACTTACAATAGCGGATAGTGCTGGTACTGAAATAGGTTTAGCTAACGGGGAGTTAGACAAAGCAACAGCAGAAATTGCTTTAGCTAATGCAGAAGTAGATTTGATGAACGCTGAAGTAGACTTGGCAAACGCGGAAGTAGATTTAGCGGATACAGAAGTAGATAAGATGGCAGCTGAGGTCGCACTGGCTAATGGAGAGCTTGATGAAGCTGTAGCCTTAGTAGATTCAGATATAGATACAGCTGTTGCGGCAATAAATACAGCAGTAGATAGAGTTAATACATCAGTAGCATTAGCTAATACACAATTTGATAGTGCGGTAACAGCGAATACAGCAGAGGATGTAGAGCTTGCTTCTTCTCACGTAAATGCTGGTAATGGTTTTTTAAGTGAGGCCCAAGGTAGTTTGGGGGAAGCTCAAGGGTATGTAAACGAAGTATCCGCTAGAGTGAATCAAGTACAAGCTCAAATATCTGTAGCGCAAGGATTTCTTGGTACAGCAAGTGGATATGGTAATACAGCTCAAGGCTATGGTTCTGTAGCTCAGGGTTATATATCTACCGCCAATGGTTATGGCAATACTGCTCAAGGTTATTTGGGAACTGCATCTAACTTTGTTAATACTGCACAGGGATACATAGCTACGGCAAACGCATATTTATCACAAATACAGTCTAAGCTCAACATAGCACAAGCGTACAGTAATGAAGTGCAATCAAGATTAAGTGTAGACTCTACAGAGTATAATTGGTATCAATCTCAGCAAGCAAAATTACAAGCAGACTATGATAAAGGTTTGCAGATTTTAAGAGGTGGCTAATGGCTAAGACTCTTGTAAATCTACCTACAACAACCCCCACTTGGACTGTACAAAATTTAGACAGCGTAACACCAAGGTGGTCTTTAAATGTTTTAGACACATCTACTGATTGGAAATTACCCGGCAGTTGGAAGTCTGTAGTGGTTAACTGGGAAGACGAAACGAAGACATACGAACAAATTGGTTTACTAGGAAAGGATTCTGACTGATGGCTGTACATAGTTTAACGGTAAAAGAAATTATTTCAAGAGTTAGGCAAGTATTTCCTGACGCACCAGAAAAGTATATTATGAACCTTATAAACGAAGCAATGGTTGAAATGGGTAAATACAATACTAAAGTAGAGTATGCAAAGGCAAATACAGTAGCAGACCAACAGTGGTATACTCTTAGCGATACTAATGCTGGCGTAGAGATAAACAAGGTTTTTAGAGTAGACTTTTTAGATTCTGACGATGTGTATGTTAAGATACCTCG